GAAGGCGCCAGAAACGCCGGACAGAACGGTTGCCATGACAAGAAGGGGGTGGTGGCTTGTGTGGGCACTGCCCAGCTAGATACAGGTTAGCGATTACTTAACGCTCGCCTGCCAGCCGGTATCAATGCGCCCAATAAAATGAGGAGAATCGTTGGGCGACTGAAAAGATGGCCCAGTAATTGCACCAGTTCTTACGTAGGTTGCTACTGAGGTTTTATTTGTAGCATTCAGTGTATCGAGTGTTTGCTTTGCAAGTTGAATCAATTGCTGACAGCGGGCCGGTCCTGCGCTTTTTGGAGCAAAGCAGCGAATAATCAGTGCACCTCTTGCGTAATCAAGCGACCCATCAAGCGTTGATTCAGTCGTCAGCCCAAATGTCACATTGATTCGCACGTATTCATTCGGCGGGTCAGGCGGGACTGCAGTGATGTTGTCGAAGTAGACGGGAACAGGCGGTACCTGCGTGTTGTAAGCAGTGAGCAATGGACCTTCAATTTTGGCGCGGATAGATTGATAGTTCATCATCGAATACCTCCAAATCCGATATTGACTCCGCGACCGAGATCTCTATTTAAAGCGCCGCCCATTGCATAAGTGGCGAGCCAGTCGCGCTCAGCAGTGATCATCGCGTTGGGTCTGTCATCAGTGTCGTACCCCATGCTGATGTCGTATCGAAAAGACGGCTCCTGCTCTCCATCTGCATCTTTTGGGCGAAAACCAAACTCAACAGGGTCTTTTAGTGGGTCAGCATCACTTGGATGGATAAAGATTGCCTGTTCGCCATCAATAGCGATTGCCGCATGTGAGGCAGTGTTTACAACCTCGAACTGCTTCGCGCCTTTTTCGATTGCTTTCTCAAAGCGAGACAAGGGAAAGTTTCTTTTGTCATATTTATAGATTCGCCCCTTCCCTCTCGGCGAAGATGCGCTCTGCCCAGGTCCGACCACATCCCAAGATGCAGAAAACTCACCGCTCCAAGCGGGCCCCACATCAACCAAGCCATTCGTAATTTCAATAGCTGCATTTTGCACGCCGGAGGCGACCGCTTTATTGATGTCTTTGGCTAGTTTGTTAGCGATTTCAAAATTACGTCCACTTCCGCGTTTGGGTCGTCTTGCCATGTCAACTCAGCCTCCCAACAACTGAGTGCAGAATAGCGCTATCCCCTCGATACGAAAACATGCCAACAATTTTCGCAGTTCTTGTTACCCCATTCTGTAAGTAACGAATTGAGTCGGTTGTTTGCGGAAAATACCCAGAAAGAGAGTCGGCGGCAATGAGAATTTTTACATCTGTCTGCTGATACAGTCCCTGCATCTCCTCAGGCTTCAATTCAGAGATAACAATCTTGACCGCAATCTCGGTTGCGGCTCCCGAAACTGTGCCCGTTGTTGGATTGTAAGTCGGATTTGCGTTGGCTTTGATATATGTCGCGTCAACCCCAAACTGATTGATCAGCGGGGCTGGGATTGAAGAAAAAATGTCGTCAACAAGTGACATGATTCATCACAGCGGGTTGCTGTACCAGCCGCCACGAGCAGGAAAAACCTGCCCGCCAGCGAAGCGAACACGACTCGGGCGGAACGAGGCGCCACCGTAGTAGGGATCAATGCGTGCAGTGCTGCTACGGCTCACGTACGGCTGATTGAAACTTGGGTCAATCATGTAGCGATACAAAATATCCATGGCAAACGGCGGAATATAATCGACGCCAGTTTGAGGGATGTCGCCCTGCTTGAATTTGACACGCAGCGCCCCATCGCCCAGCTCAACCTCTTCGTATTGATTCGTGCTGCGAAGCGTCGCGCCACCATCATTTGCAGCAACTGCCGTATATCCGCCCCCACTCCCAAGAAATGCCGCCATGTAAGCAACGGCAATTTCAAAATCAATCGGCAGCTCATCGGTTGGCAGCTGACGCCCATCAAGCTTGATCAGGCGCGGCCACGAAAGAGACTGTGAAGCATCGGCGACATACCCCTTCCACTTCAAGGGGTTGATCGTCATTGTTGCAGCAACAAGCGTCTGCTCTTTCTGCGCATCAGTCAGCGCTAGCCACGCCGTAATGCCAGCGCTCGCAGGAAGCTCCCCGAGAAGCGTGGTGGCCCTCGCAATACTGATGAAGGAGTTGGCGTTAGCCGCTCCCAGGGTCGATACGAAGGCCATCGTGACGCCTCTCTAGGGCTCAGCCCTTGGCAGTGGTGGTCTTGGTCTTGGCGCTGCTCACAGCAGGCTTGACGGCAGGCTTAGCGGCAGGCTCAGGCTCAGGTGCCGGACAGACCAGAGGCGCCTCTTGGGCGACCTTAGCCTTGGCGTCAGCTTCTGCCTTCAGCTTCGCTTGCTCTTGCTCGCGTGCGAGGCGAAAAGTAATAATCGACATGACCGTTACTTGATAGTGAAAAGCCCCTCAAGAAGAGGGGCTGTGGCTACAGCGATCAGATGTAGCAGCGGAGCTGCGTAATCCGAATGTTGCGATCGTCAGTGAACACCTTGTCCCAGTTGGTGCCAGTGGCCAGCTCGGTGTTAGTAGGCGAGTTGCCAGCAGCATTGCCGGTCCAGCTGATACCGTTCGGATGCACCAGATAGTGCGTACGGTTGATCAGGAAGTCGATGCCCTTCAGCGAATCGCGGTCGGTTTCCAGCGGGGTCTTGGCAGGAGCAGTTGCGAAAGCAAATGCACCAGGGCCGAAGAAGTAGGTGTGCAGCACATCAGCACCGCCAGTACCAGCGCCAGCATCAACAGGCAGGGTGTCGTCAACGAACACCGGGCGACCCAGATAGGTGCCCAGCTCAAGGCGCTGAGAAGACAGGCGAGTGTCGAGCTGAGAAGTGGTCGATGCAGGCTCGATTAGGTCGAGCTTCATCAGGGCGTAGTACACACGGGAGTGCATCAGTGCGCCAGTCAGCTCTTGGCCTGCGTCACCCAGCTTGGCGATGGCGTCAACCATCACGCTCTGGGAGAGCTGAGTGCTGGTGCCACCCACGGCGTGGGAGGAGACCAAGGGACCGCCAGTGGCAAACAGTCCCTTGATTACAGAGATCAAGGAAGTCTGCATGTCACGCACCCAGTATTGACCAGTGCGACGAGCAATGGCCTGCATGGGGTCGGAGCCAGCCAGTTCACCAGCAAGGTCGGAAGCCTTCCAAGCCTTACCGCGCATGTTGCGCACGCCGGTCTGTACGTCACCAGTCAGGGTGGCGGCAGTCAGGCCAGTGGTGTCATCGAGGATCTCGGAGTCACCCGAAAGATCACCGAAGAAAGGAAGGTCGATGGTCTTACCGCCTTTGGCGAACTCAGCCTGGATGGCAGAGTTGGTAACCATCAGGCCAGAAGTGACCAGAGCGTTACGGTTTTGCAGCTCCTCCTGCTGGTATTCCAGGAAAAGCTGAGGAATGAAAGGAATGCCAGCGAGAAGCATTGTCTTTGCCTCAAAGAAGAGAAGAAAACAAACGGGATGCCGACAGCACCGCTGTCAGGCGATTGAAAAGATTGTGTCGGTACAACCGCACTGTGCGAGCGTCAGGCTCGACTTCACGAGGCACGGCCTCTAACACTGAAATACTAGCGCTTCTTCTTAGCGGCAGGCTTGCGTTTCTTTTTAGGAGGCATCCCACTTTCGCTAGCAGCAATCGCCATCGCCTGAGCGCGACTTGTCACTTTGCGCCCAGAAGAAGACTTGAGCTTGCCCTGCTCGTACTCACGCATAACGTAAGCAAATTTGTCTTGTTTTTTGCTTGATTTTTTCATGATAAGAATACGAGCCAATAAAAAACCCCACCGAAGTGAGGTTAATCAAAAAAGAAGGCGAAGATCAGGGGGTGACATCCAGAGTCCAACCCTTGTCAGTGGCAACAGTCTTTTCGCCAGCAGACACAGTGGCATTACCAGTGGTGCCGCTGATGTCGAGGGTCTGAGTGCCGGTCACGGTGGGCAGGCCAGCAAACAGTTCTACAAGATTGGCGCGGGTGAAAGCAGCAGGGATCACGTAGATGCTGCCGCTAGCCATGCCGGCGTCATAGGAAACACGCAGGGAGGTGATGACCTCCTCGACCGCAGAGGTGATCTGACGGCCAATGATGTTGCGATCGGTCTTGTAAGGCATGACAAATGAGGTGAGCGCTCTGACACATGCTAAGAGCCACGCCCGCGCCTAGTCTTTCCTTGATTTGCGATTACGGCAGTGTCAGAAAGGCGCACATGGGATTCGCCCGTGCGTGAACCTTGGAATCCCATCATTCACCATCTACTAAGGGCTGTCGATACACACAATCGACTGTATTTTGAAACCCGCGACGACTGGCATTTGAAGAAAGCAAGAGAGATGCGTCTATATATAGATGAACTTAAGAGCTGATTAGAAGTCAGGAATGAATCTCCTGTCTACCATTTAACCTTATCCGCCCAATAAGCAGCGCTCATCTTTCCTTTGGAAATATTTTCAGCATGTCTTGCCTTAAAAGAACGCTGTCGCGCTTTTTCCCTCTCTGTCTTTGGCCTGCTTCCTGCACCCGAAACACCTTGCTGCCCAAAACGAATCAACTTAACTTCATCACCACTTTTAGCTAAAACAGCGTGCGACTTAGTGGGATGATTTGGTGTTCTTTTGGGTTTATTATAGCCTTCAAAGGTTTCACCTCGATAAGTGATCGACATTTTACAAAAGCAGCTAGTCGCACTGTAGCAATAAAAAAAGACCCCCCGAAGGGGTCTCGATCCGTCAACCAGCTACAGACTACATGCTCTGAAGAGCGCGTCCCAGAACTGGGTCAAGCTTGCCCGCAATACGCGCTTCAGAGATCAGGCGCTTCGCCTTATCGGGATCTTTTTGTAGGATCTCAGCAGCCTTGGTCGCATTGAGCGAATCCTTACTGAACGGGTTGTTCGAGTAGGACGGCGTAGAGGAACGAGTCGTCGTCATGCCAGATCCAGTTGCACCACTGCCCGCAAAGTAAACAGCGTACTCTTCGTCTTCACGAAGTCGAGAAACGGCGTCACGAAGAGATACGGGATCGTCCTCTGAGCCATAAACAACAGTGCTTTCGTCATCAAGAAGACGGAACTTCTCCTTGAGTAACTTGTAAAGATGCGACGGGCGACGACATTCAATTTTTGAGAGTTCGTCGGTAACAAAACGCTCAAGCTTGTTCTCACGGCGCTTCTCGCGTTCTTGATTGCGCTCTTGTTCTAGTGTTTCATTCACCTTGCGCAGGTCAGAAAGCTCCTTGCGAAGTGAGGTGAACTGGGCCTTCAGAGCCTCGTCCATCGCTTCGGAAGGTGTCTGGGCCTGCTGCTGGACAGGGGCCTGCTGCTGAAGCTCGGGGGCGCCACTCTCGGACCTCTTGGCAAGTCCGGCGATGCGATCAGCGATTGCCTCCTCATCAAGATCATCGTTAAGCTCGATGCCCGCAACTTTCAAAAAGCTGTCGATCGTCTTCTTTTTCTTGAGATCCTTAAGCAGCCCTTCTTTCGTCGCCTTAAGCTTGGTGCTTTCGTTTTCCAGCTCGCCTGCCTTCTTTTGAAGCGCCTGGATCAACGCAAGGGCGTCTTCAAGAGTTTCGGGGGTGTGCTCAGTCACGCAAAATCGTCTGTTGACTCGTTAAATACTAGCACCAGTTGCTTCGTTTACCTCAAGAGAGTACTCGGCGAGTTCAGAATCAAGTCCCTCGCTGAGTGGAGAAGTGTTATCCACGGGCACCTGCCCACGATTCGTTATTTGACGCCCACCTGCGCCAACACCGAGATCCTGAGCGGTCTCAGTGCCTTCAAGATTCATGTCGCTCAACAGATTCTTAACACTAAAGTCAGGAAGTCCTTCAAACATTTCACCCGCTTCAAGCATACGTAAGAACATTTCAATCGTAATTGCGTTGCTGTCTTTGAACAAAGAACTCAAGGCCATGACTTGCTGAGAGTGCAGCTTAACTGGGATGAAGTTCTTGCTAATTGTTACGCGCACTTCGGGGATCAAGCGATAGGCGGACGCATAAAGCAATGCGCGATTGAGCGCATCTTCAAGCCCCTGAACAAGTACGGCGAGCTGAGAGTCGCTCTGGGAGCGGTCCAGCAGCTTCGCAAAGCCCGATTCCGCCTGGGTCTTGCTGGTTGTCATTGCCACAGCAGCAAGGCGCTCCATCGCCGCCTCAACACGCTGCAGGTTCTGCAGGGTCACCGATGCACCCTCCATCGAGGCGCTCATCAGATTGAATTTGGCATCTGGATTCTGCGAGAACAAGGCACGTCCCGCTCCTGCCTTGATCTCATCATCTGGACGCACGCCTGTGCCCGTGAGAATCGGCGAGGAAGTCAAGTGAATTGTCTCTGCAAGATCGGCAGACACGCTCCAATGATGCAGGTTAAGGCGTGCGATGTCAAAAAGTAAGGGGCGAGCGCGGAAAAATGCTTCTTTCTTCCGCCTAGTACAGGCACGAACGGAATAAAGGGAATCGAAAGATAAGTTGTCTCTTCTAAGGCGTATTTGTCTACATTGCTAGGCTTGTTACGCTTTGTGTAAAGACGGCAGCGCACTCGTTGCCCTTCAATCGTTTGCTCAACTTCGTCGGAAAGCTCGGAAACTTCGTTATTTGCAAGATTTACAATGTCATATACGCGCACAGCAGGGACAACTTCCTCAAAAAACTCATTCTCTTCGCTTTGACGACGTACTTCAGTCTTAACGCGCAAATACGTAGGAAACGCGCCAAAGATATTCTGCGCCCCAACCTGTGCATTGAACACGTCATAGCGGCACTCCAGCACCTGATCCATGCGCATCAGCACAAAATATGGGCGTGGATTGATGCGACGCTCTTCAGCAGCGCTCAGACCCTCGGGAAGCTTGGGATACTCCACCCAAATCGCGGAAACACCACCATCAAGCGCTTCCGTGAACGCCTCTTTGGCGAACGAGACAAGCGAATGCCCTTCAAGATCGACATCTTCAAAGAAATTGCTCCACTCTGAAGGCGTGCTTTCTGGAATGGCAACTCCTTTGCGAAGCGCCGTACCAGTTACAAGATCACGAAGGTGTGAGTAGTAGTTTTGAAAACTACTTTGAGCGCGTGTCTTGCGAACTTGATAGCTCTGCTGCTCTTCTAGATAGTCCTGAGGCAGGTATTCATCAGATGCTTCAAAGAGATAGAACTCGGGAAGCGTGCAAAAACGAATTGGGGCGAGACGTGAAAATTGCTCTGCTTGCTCAATCGAGTACGCATCTACGCCAGATACCTCTTCAAATGCTTCCTCGTACTCAGGAAAGCGACGCTCGAAAGGCTGCGCGATCAAGTTGTCCGCTGTTGGAACAAGCGAGTTAGGGATGATCGTCACTGTTCTTCAGAGTCTTTCTATGCAGTGTAGCTCTTGCAAGCTCAGCGCCAACGTGGGCGAGAGAAGTGAGCCGTGGCGCGTGGCATCGTCTGCCAAATTAAATAGCGAAGAGAGTCACCAGCGTGAGAAAGATCATGTTTCCCACCCTTTTGGGGCCGGTAATTTTCATCGTAACCCCAATTCTCAAGACTCTGGAGCGTCTCCGGACATGTTGTTGGATTAACGAGGACGCCCCCAGAGTGAATGTACATATTGGCGTGTGAAATTGTTTCTGCAACTGGTGGATTACGGCGTTCAGTAACAACTTTGATACCGGCGCCTCTAAGAGTGTCGTGATCACTTTCTGTCGCGCTGGTGCTGGCATGACTGCCGCTAGCGTCTGGATAGCAAGTCACCATCCCATTCGCAAGCTGCCTAGGGAATTTGCGTTTGACATGCTCGATCAGGTCAAACGTCGTGCGACAGGTGTGCTCGTCAAAGACGTGAACCGCCTGCCCCGTGGGCGATGGGCGAACAACGGCATAACAAGATTGACTCTTGCCCACGTTGAAGTCAGCGCCGAAAACAACAAGCTCGTTGGGCTCTGGATAGAAAACACTCGTGCAGTGTTTTTGTCGATCAAATTCATGAAAGACAGTTGCTTGTGCAAGATTAACAAACTCCCCGTTCAGATAAGCTTCAATCAAATTGGCGGGGTAAGTAGCCCTTAGGTTTTCGATGAAGCCCGGATCTAAATAAGGGTTATCCGCTGTCTTTGCTTTGTAGAGTGCTTTTTCTTCTGAAGCTTCTCGGACGAACATGTTGTAGAGAGCTTTGTGACCCTCTGGCGTAGATGCAAAACATAGTTGAGGGCATTTGCCCACACGAACACGACCCTGCAGCTTTACAATTGCTGCCTCTGCTGTGTGAGTTGAAACTGTATCAATTTCGTCAACAACCATACTTGCAGCATTAACGCCGATGATTCTATTGTAGTTTTCAAATGAACGCAAAAGAACAGGAGTATCGCCCTTGGGAAGTTTTAATGTAAATACTGGGAGTGGGCTAGTT